TCTGGCAAAGCAGATGGAAGTTGACGCTGCACACGCAGCACGGCGCAAGAAAGAAGCGGCACAACGGCGCAGGGATGAGATTGACGAAATGCTCTTGATTGGCACAGCATTGGTGACAATTCTTACCGTGCTTGGCCTGACTTTTTACTTTGTAATTGACGCACTTAAAAGGCAGTATTGACATGGACTTAACCAGCCTACTCAAATCAATCGCTCCGGGGCTTGCTACGGCTGTTGCTGGCCCTCTAGGCGGCATGGCTGTCAAAGCTATTGCCGACAAGCTTGGCGTTGAAAACGAAGTGGCAGCAGTTGCTCAAGCTATTGCTGGCGATCCAGACGCAGCCCGTAAGCTGGCAGAGATTGACCTAAAGCAGTTTGAACTTGAGGCTAAAGACCGCGACAGCGCCCGTCAGATGCAGACTGTTGCACTGCAACAAGAAGACAAGTTTGCCAAGCACTTCATTTACTGGTACGCATGGTTCTGGTCTGTGGGGACCACGATCTACTTCTTCAGCGTCACATTTTTGGAAATGCCCGCAGGTGGCCGCGACTTTGCCAACATCATCTTGGGTTTCCTGCTGGGCACGGCAGTGGCAACCATCATCAGCTTCTTCTACGGCAGCAGCAAGAGCAGCAAAGACAAAACAGACGCAATGGTTAAGGAGTTGAAATGAAAGAAGACTTGCTTTGTGCAATGAAAACCGGCATGGATGATGCCGTCAAAAAGTTGCACCAAGGAAGGCAGGGGTCTTGTTCCATTGACGGATGCCCCAATGACGTTTACGCAACTGGATTTTGTAACGCGCACTACATCCGCAGCAGGAAAGGCGCTAACATGCAAACGCCAGTACAAGCTTTTGCCGAATCTTGCGTTGATTGCGGAGCGCCCTTAAACGCCAAGGGTGGCTGGATGCGGTGTGCTAAACATTTCAAATTTGTTCGACAAAAAACAATCAAAGAAGCTTTGGTTGATGCAATGGGCGGCTGCTGCCAAAAATGCAGAGGTGTTTTTAGTTTGTCGGTGTACGATTTTCACCATGTGGGTGAGAAGGACGATAGTCCATCGCATCTCATCGCAAACTCCAGCTTAGAGAAAATTGCTGCCGAGCTTGAAAAATGCGTTTTACTTTGCGCCAACTGCCACAGGATTGAACATGAAACACAATTGGGATGAATCATTAAAACATATCCTTAAACACGAAGGCGGGTTCAGTGACCATCCTGTTGACCCCGGTGGTATGACCAATCTAGGAGTAACCAAACGTGTATGGGAAGAATGGACTCACAAGCCCGCAAAAGAATCCGACATGCGGGCTCTCACGCCTGAAATGGTTGCTCCCCTTTACAAGAAGAAGTATTGGGACGTTATATGCGGGGACGACCTTCCTGCTGGGGTTGATCTGTGCGTGTTTGATGCTGCTGTCAATGCTGGCGTTGGTCGCGCTAGTAAATTTCTACAGCAGGTTGTTGGAGTGACTGTCGATGGGCAGATTGGACCCAAAACAATAAGTGCCGTGACATCAAAGCCCGCAGATGAAATAATTGAAGCGTTCTGCGCGTTGCGCGAAGCTCATTACAAGAGCTTAAATACCTTTGATACGTTTGGTAAAGGCTGGATGCGCAGGCTTGCAAGCATCAAAGCTGAGTCAACAGACATGGCGTGAGGGCTGTATGCCGCTTAAAAAACTTGTAATTCGTCCCGGTGTTAACCGAGAAAACACACGGTACACGAACGAAGGGGGTTGGTACGAGAGTGAGAAGATTCGCTTTCGGCAGGGAACTCCCGAAAAGATTGGCGGCTGGGCACGTATTTCTGCGTCAACGTTTTTGGGCATCTGCCGCTCTTTGTGGAACTGGGTAACTCTCGGCGGTATTAACCTAATTGGTGTTGGCACCAACCTCAAGTTCTATCTTGAGGCTGGAGGTATATACAACGACATTACGCCATTTCGTGATCAGTTTGTATTAACCAACCCGTTTGAGACAACCAATGGCTCGCCCATTGTTGAAGTTACAGACGCCAATGGTGGATACATTGACGGAGACTTTGTAACGTTCTACGGCGCTACGGCAGTGGGTGGTTTGACCATTTTTGGTCAATACGAGATTACAGTCACAGGCGCTACCACTTACACAATCACAGCCAGTTCTAACGCCACATCAACCGCTGGCCCGGGCGGCGGTACTGTGTATGCGCTGTATCAAATCAATGTTGGCCCTGCCTATGTAGTGCCGTTGGTGGGCTGGGGTGCTGGCCCATGGGGCGCTGGTGCTTGGGGTGTGGGTGAAGCATCCACGGACGCTATTCGCTTGTGGAGCCAACAAAACTACGGTGAAGATTTAATCTTCGGTCCACGAGGAGGTCCAATATATTATTGGGATGCCACCTCGGGATACACACCGATTACCTTTGCAGCTACGGTGGCTAACCCCACAGTTATTACTGCCTCTGCTGAGTATGCCAACGGTACACCTTTGCGTTTTGCGCCGGATGCTGGGGCTACCTTGCCCGTAGGCATTCTGCCCGGCGAGATGTATTACGTCCGCAATGCATCAGGCTCTTCATTCAACATATCACTGACGCCCTCTGGGGCGCTCATTCAAGTTACCGTTGCGGCTGTAGGCACCGTCCGAATTTTGTCAAACGGCTACGAGTTGGCTGATTTTGGTAGCGCAACAGATGTACCCACGCAGCAAAACTACCTGTTGGTTTCCGACATCAGCAGGTTTGTATTTGCGTTTGGGTGCAACGACTACGGCTCTGCCACGATTGACCCAATGTTGATTCGCTGGTCTGACCAAGAAGACCCATACAACTGGGGACCACTGGCAACCAACCAAGCAGGCTTTCTGAGACTGTCTCGCGGCTCTGAGATTGTCACGGCCACCCAAGCCCGCCAAGAGGTCTTGGTGTGGACGGACGCAGCTTTGTATTCCCTCCAGTACGTTGGCGCACCCATTGTTTGGGGCGCTCAGATTGTTGGCGAGAACATATCCATAGTCGGCCAGAACTCCGTGGCTTATGCCACTGGTGTGTCTTACTGGATGGGCAAAGACAAGTTCTACAAATACGATGGCAGGACGCAGACATTGAACTGCGACTTGCGCAGGTATGTATTTGAAGACATCAACACCTCGCAGTACGCACAGGTATGCTCGGGAACCAACGAGGGCTTCAATGAGATATGGTGGTTCTATTGCTCGGCAGGATCAACAGACATTGACCGCTATGTGGTCTACAACTATCTTGAAGAGGTTTGGTACTACGGAAACTTGGCCCGGACCGCATGGCTTGACTCTGGCCTGCGTGATTACCCGTTGGCAGCAACGTATTACAACAACCTTGTAAACCAAGAGGATGGGTTGGACGACAACGCTACGGCCACCACTTTGCCAATTACCGCGTCGATAACCTCTGCGCAGTTTGACTTAGATGATGGTCACAACTTTATGTTTGTGTGGCGTGTTTTGCCTGACGTTACCTTTGAGGGCTCTACGGTAAATTCACCAAGCGCCACAATGTATCTGTTGCCACTCAAAAACTCTGGCTCCGGTTATACGGTAAACAAGCCAACCGACGCAAATCACTCCGTGGCTACCAGCAGTTTCTCAAGCATTACGAGAATTGCAACCCTGCCAGTCGAAGAGTTTACTGGGCAGATTTTTACAAGGGTACGCGCCCGTCAGATGTCCATTAAGTTTGAATCTGTTGGATTGGGTGTGAATTGGCAGTTGGGCTCAACCAGGGTCGATATGAGGCTTGATGGACGCAGGTGACATGTATACTGATCTAAAAATCTGGTGTATACTGATGGCACTTTACAAGGAGTGTCTTATCATGATTACCAATTTTATTGATCGCACTGGACAGGTGTTTGGAAAATTAACTGTCTTGGAGTGCGCTGGTCGCAATAAACTTAAAAAAGTTATATGGAGTTGTCTGTGTGCTTGTGGCAATAAAACGATTGTTGTGAGCGGGTCACTTGTAACTGGCAACACTTTGTCATGCGGATGTGGAGTAAAAGAAGCCATCACAAAACACGGGGGGTCCGGCAAGGCTTCGTATAACACTTGGCGGGCAATGATGCGCCGTTGCTACAATCAAAACGACAAAGACTATCCAAGATGGGGTGGCAAAGGCGTTACAGTTTACAAGCCTTGGCACAATTATTCTGACTTTGCACTTGAAGTTGGCGAACCAAAAGGTGCAGAAACTTTTGACAGAATCAATACAACAGGAAATTACGAACCTGGAAATGTTCGGTGGGCTTCACCAACAGTTCAGGCAAGGAACATAAGAGTCCCCAAATCCAGCAAAACTGGAGTTACAGGGGTACTCTTTCACAACAGTAAATATTATGCTGCAATAACCGTACAAAAGAAAAAGTTCTATTCCAAATGCTTCGACACACTGGAAGATGCCGCTGCCGCCCGGAAAGAACTTGAACGTCTGCATTGGAGTCTTGCATGATTGTTACCTCTGATTTTGAGCTTCAGCGCATTGCACCGCCTGCTTTACCGCAAGCGCCAGAGGAGTATCAACGTCCATATCAGGATCAGTTAAACAGCGTCTATAGGTTGTACTTCACCCGCTTGCAGAGTATCTTGGGACAGTTAGATACAGGGAGTGGGGTTATTCCCCCAACCACGGTTTATACAGTGGCAACTCTACCAAGTGCAGCAACCTCTGGCGCAGGGGCTCGGGCGTTTGTTTCTGATGCCAACGCAACAACCTTTGCATCTACTGTGGCTGGCGGCGGGGCCAACAAGGTTCCCGTCTATTCGGACGGAACAAACTGGAAGGTTGGTTGATATGAGCCCCAAAGAAATTGTTGAGTTTGACGCCAAGAACAACGGTTACGGCGCAACTGCAAAAGAGCTTACGCAAAATATTGCGACCGCCATCAAAATGGGATGGGGTTCGGTGCGTTCCGGCAATTTGCTATTTGTTTTTAAAGCAATAGACAAAGCTGGAACAATTGAATTTAATATGATGGCTGGTAGCCTGGAGGGTGCATCTAAAGATTGCGTTAAATTTTTAACGATGCTAAAAAAAGCTGGCGGTAAAGTTGCGTATGTAGAGTACAAGGCCGAGCCCTTTACAGAAATTTTTAAGTCTCTTGAGCCTCAATTTAAACCTGTTTTTGGCAAAAAAGACAATGAACTCACAATGAAAGTGAGGCTGTAATGGGATGGCTCAAAGATCGTTGGGATGACCTCAGAGATTCAGTTGAGGATTTTACTAGAGGGGTTGGTAATGTCCTGGAGAAAGGCTTTGCAATTGTCGATAACATCATATCGGACCCCAAGAAACTGCTGGCCGTAGGCATATCAATTGCATTCCCTGGGGCCGCTACTGCACTAGGGAATTACTTGTTACCCGCCTCACTAGCTGGCAGCACGGCGGCAACCGTTCTTGGTAGCACCGCTATAAATACGCTCACCAATGGCGGCAATGTTGAAGAGGCATTGAAGAGCGCGGTTATATCTGCTGGCGTTTCGGGTTTAACAAGCGAGTTGAAGATTCAATTTGCCTCCGAAGACATTAGCAAGGCATTGACCGACATTGCAGCAAGCACTACCGCACAAGTTGGTTTGGCTGCTGTTCTTGGCAAAGACCCAACCTCTGCTTTAATTTTTGGAGGCATACAGGCTGCAACCCAAGTTATTAGTGAGCAGGTTACGGGCACAGGAGAACTCAAGGCTGCTTACGACAAGCTGCCATCTATTGCAAAAACCGCCCTTACAGCCGCCGTGTCAGCAGCCCTTACAGGAAAAGACGCAGAAGGTGCCATAGCCAACGCGCTTGTAGGGGATGCCATCAAAGGCATGACCAACGCCGTCAAGTTGCAGGATGCGGCCATTAAAAAAGGCTATGAAGCTTTTGATGAAGAAAAGCTCATCAAGTACGCCTTTGATTTGGATTCCGGCTTGGTGGACAATTTCCGTCACACTGAAGTAACTGAGCGTTTTGTTCAAAACCTTATTGATGCCGAGTCTCAGTTGGGAGAAGAGCTTAATCAATACCAAATTAACGCTTTAGCCGAAAAAACAAACACAGACATTTACGCCCCAAGTTACCAACAAGAATTAAACTCACTTCAAATAAATGAAGCGCTTCGCAAAGCGGAGTACAAGCAGCTTGTTGAGGAAGATGGCAATCCAGAGAATTTAACTTTTGAAGAGTTTGATAAAAATAAAAACGCAGAGGCAAGAGCGCTGCGTCAACAAGCAGAAGAAGATGCCGATGCTGAATATAACGCATCCCAAAAAACAATTCAAGACAAGCGGTTGGCTGATTTTCAAGCAGAACTAGATGAACGTTTTGCCAAAACTTACGGATACGAAAATGCAGCGGCATGGAAAGCTGACACAGCAGAGAAGACAAGGCAAAAATCTGCAAAGGATGCGGGCTTTCCAGATGCAGATACATTCGACGATTACGGCGGTAATATTGCTGCGTATTTGGCTAATAAGCCAGATGATGCCGATCAGATTGAGTCATTAGTCACCCCGAGCGCACCAGTAGATACCAAAGCTCCAGGCACACCAGTAAATACAGAAACTCCTGTAGTCCAAGAAAAAACCGAACAAGAGTTGCGGGATATTCGTGCTCAGGAATTTGGTTTTGCAAGCGACAAAGAGCTTCAAGCTTATAACAAAGCTCAATCAGACAGGTTGTATCAAGCGCAGCTAGACGAGCACAACGCTGCGATGGCAGAAGCGCTGGCCAAAAGCTATGGTTTTAATAGCGCTGCCGAGTTTGAGGCTGACAAGTCGGCCAAGGCCGCAGGCTTTCCGGATGCCAAAACGTTCGATGATTATGGCGGTGATATTGCGTCTTACAACACTGCAATTGCCAACAAAAAAATAGAAGAAATGGTTTCCGGGCCTTCTGCGGACGTTGCACTGACTGGCGGCATCAAAGAGGCCGATATAAAAACCATTGAAGAGCTAAGAGACATGGGCATTACTCTGCCCAAAGTTCCGATGCCGCCGCCAACTCTTCTTCCTGAAGTTGTTATTACGCCCCCAACCAAAGCAGAAATAGACAACATATTAACGGCTGAAGATGAGGAGCAAGAAGATGATCTTCAAAAGTCCATAGATGATTACGAAACGCTTCAGGATAATCTTGAGGCTCAAGCTGTCATAAGCGGCTTTCCTAATTACGCCACTATGCAAAAGTATAGAGGAGACATTAACTCTTATAACCAAGACCAATATGACGCTGCGGAGCAAAAACGACAGGACGATGCTCGCGCCGCCGGATTCCCAGATGCAGATACTTTTGATCAGTATGGCGGCAGGTTTGATGCCTACCAAAGACAGCTAGATCGTGAAGAGAGGTTTCGTCTGTCACAAGAGAAGTACAAGACAAGACGGCTTGAAGACGATGCCAAGGCAGCAGGGTTTCCCAATGCTGCCACTTTCAATCTGTACGGGGGGGACATTAACGCTTACAACACTTACTTGGCAGAAGAAGAGGCAAAAAAGGCGGTCGTGCCCGGTGGCAGCACCCTTACTGGTGACGAAGAGAAAGTCACAGATAATGAAATCATCGACATTGTGGGTGGCAATGGCAGTATTGTTGGGGGCACTGGAGGCGACACTTTGATTGGCAGGGAGGACACTGGCGGTGCCAACACAGTCACTGGCGGCATCCTTGATGATGGGCTTGGAGATGGAACGGAAACTGGTTCCGTAACTGTTGATGGCGGAACCACTTCAGACAATATTAGTTTAAACGACTCTCTCAATGGTTCGTTGGTAGGCGACACAATTTCTGATAAAGGCATCATTGATATTGTTGGTGGCGAAACCACCATGGATGGCGGCACGGGCACTGACATCATTGATGGCAAAGACACTTTAACCGGCGGCTCGGAAGTGGTTGATAACGGCGTCACCAATGAAGATGATTTGATTGGCGGAACCGGGGATGCAACTTTAGAAGGCGGTGTTAGTACCGACACCACTGGCTCCGATGGTCTTGATGGTGGTTTGCTAGATGGCGGTACTGGCACATCCAATAACGGCGTAACCAGTGAGGATGACTGGCTTGGCGGAACGGGAGGCGATGCGCTGGATGGCGGAGTAAGCACCGACACCTCTGGCTCAAATGACCCCCTGTTTGATTTGTCCTCTGAAGAAGTCGGTCAGGGTGAGGTTGACGCCATAAATGATGATGCCCTGCTCGGACTGTCCTCCTCCGAGGTTGGCGAAGGGGAGCAGAAGGCTATAGATGAAGCAGAGGGCACAAAAGATTGCGAGCCAGGATTTCACGACAACGGCTCTGGCTTGTGCGTTTCTGATGAAGATGAGCCTGCTCTAAAAGAGTGCGATCCAGGGTACGTCCGCAATTTAGGCACTGGAGAGTGTGAGCCTGCGCCGGGTCCAGTAGTGAG